CACTACTGTTTCCTACCAAGATACACGAAGTTGCGAAGGCATACAACAACGCATATGTAATGGTTGAGGTAAATGATATAGGAGAACAGGTCGCAAATACTTTACAGTTTGATTTGGAGTATGACAACCTAGTTATGGCTTCCATGCGTGGCAGAGCAGGCCAGGTCCTTGGAGCAGGCTTCTCAGGGGGCCGAGCGCAATTAGGGGTGAGAACAACTAAAGCTGTGAAGAAGATTGGATGTTCAAATCTCAAACAATTGATTGAGGATAATAAACTTATTGTCGAAGACTATGATTGTGTCAATGAATTATCAACTTTCATTAGTAAAGGTTCATCATACACGGCAGATGATGGATGTAATGATGATTTGGTTGCTTGTATGTTTATGTTTGGTTGGGCTACAGATCAAACATACTTCAAAGAACTAACTGACAATGATATACGAATGACTATGATGAGAGAACAACAAGACGCACTAGAACAAGATATGGCTCCATTTGGATTTATATTAAATGGTGTAGATGATGATCTTGATGATGAAGTTGATGAGTATGGAACAAGATGGACCACTGTTGTCAGAGACTATAATACAAACTGGTAACTATATAAATTCAATCAAATCGTTATCAACTTTGATAAAACAATTTGAACATAGAATTTTTGATTGGCTTATTAGGTGAAATATCTCTTTTCTGCTTTCATTATTTGTGCCCACTCGTTTTGTTAGTTTGCGAATTTGTGAATCATGTGGATGAAACTTGAGACAAATTGTTTCACTTTCTCCACAATGAATACAGGATTGTTCTGCCAAAAAATCATTTAGTAGAACAATTCTCTTTTGATAATTCCTACGAGCAACCTTTTTGATTGTCTCTTTGTATTTTTCATAGTGTTCATTCATAATATTATTTATAAGTTATAACACTTATAAAACTAGGGTTTAGAAAACTGATTATTATAAATATTCTAAGATACAACAAGACTTCGGTAAAGGAGTAAAGAGATGAGTTTTTTAAAGTCTCCTGGCGTTCATGTAAGAGAAATCGATCTCACAACAATCGTCCCATCAGTACCAACAACGATTGGTGCTATTGCTGGTGCCTTTCAAAAGGGCCCAGTTAATTCAATTGTGACTGTTGGTACAGAAGATGATTTAGTAAAAGTTTTTGGAAAACCTCAAGGTGATTCAAATCAGTTTGAAACATTTTTTACTGCTGCTAATTTTCTTCAATATTCAGACCAACTTAAAGTTGTTCGGTGTGAATCTGGTGTTACTAATGCAATAGCATCTGGAACTTCATTTATTATTCGTGATGATGATCATTACGAATCTTCTTTTGCTAATGGACAAGCTTCTGTTGGTGAATGGGCTGCAAGAACTGCCGGTGAATGGGGAAATTCCATTGGTGTTTCAATTTGTGCTAATGCAACTGCATTTGAAGAGACTGCTGTAACAACTACAAGTGCCGAAGAAGCTATTGGCCAAACAGTTATTAGTGTAACAGATGGTACAGCTTTCACAATCCATGATATTGTTAACTTTGGAGAAGCAAGAGGATTTGAATATCAAGTTACTGCCGCTGATGCATCCACCATTACGATTAAACTAAAAGACGATCCAAATGGCGCAGGCCTTCAAAGTACAATTGCTACTGCTACAAGTATTCGACGCCGATGGAGATTTTATGACTTATTTGATGAAGCTCCAGGCACATCTGATTTTGCCACGCAAAATCAAAGAGGCACTCAAGATGAGATTCATATTGTTGTATATGATCAACTTGGAGAAATCAGTGGATTTGCTGTAGAAAGTAATGGAAACAGAACAAATGCTGTTTTAGAGACATTTGCAAATCTTTCTAAGAATCCAAATGGTAAATCACCCCAAGGTGATAGTGTTTATTATGCAGACAAAATTTTTAGAACTTCCAATTTTGTTTATTGGATGGATCACAATACAACTGGAACAAACTGGGGTACAGACTTCACTGGTGAAACAAGTGAGATCGTCATGGAAGACGGTGGAACTGATGGTGCTGGTGCAAATGCTGGAGACAATATTGTTCTTGATGCTACTGGTACTTCAAATGAAGATGAAAACGGTAAAATTCAACTAGAAGCAGGTGGTACTTCATATGCGGCACTTGACACACCAACTACAACAAATCTCAAAAATGGTACTGATGACTATGCAGTAACTGCTGGTGAACTTGAAATAGCTTATGATAATTTTGAAGATACAGAGTCACTTGATGTTAATCTTATTCTTGGTGGTCGAGGTGGTGGTGCTGGTGATACAGCATCCACGCAAGATACACATGCTACTATGTTAACTGCACTTGTAGAAACAAGAAGAGATTGCGTTGCATTTCTTTCGCCATACCGTTCTGCAACCGTAGGGGTTTCAAGTTCTATCACTGCTACAGAGAATGTCGTTGATGCATTTGACCTTTGTCCATCTTCATCATATGTTGTTTTTGATAGTTCTTATAAACAAATGTATGATAAGTATAATGATGTTTTCAGATTTGTACCAATGAATGGTGACACGGCGGGACTGTGTTGTTTCACTGATAATGTCGCTGACCCTTGGTTCTCACCAGCTGGTTTCAACAGAGGTAATGTTAGAGGCGCAATTAAACTGTCATATAACCCTAAAAAATCCGAAAGAGATCAACTTTATCGAGCAAGAATTAATCCTGTTGTTGATTTTCCAGGCCAAGGTGTGGTTCTGTTTGGTGATAAAACTGCTCTGGCAAAACCCAGTGCATTTGATAGAATCAATGTGAGAAGATTGTTCTTGGTTTTGGAAAAAGCTATTTCAACTGCTGCTAAGTTCTCTCTCTTTGAATTTAACGATGAATTTACAAGAGCGCAATTCAGAAATCTTATTGAACCTTTCTTGAGAGATGTTCAAGGTCGTAGAGGTATTTTTGACTTTAGAGTGGTCGCTGATGATACAAATAATACTGGTGAGGTTATAGACCGAAATGAATTTATTGGTGATATTTACATCAAACCAGCCAGATCAATCAACTTCATTACTCTAAACTTTGTTGCGGTTCGTACTGGTGTAGAGTTTAGTGAAGTAGTAGGACAATTTTAAGGAGTAACTTCACATGGCACAGATAGATGATTTTAAAGCAAATTTAATTGGTGGAGGTGCTCGGGCAAATCAATTCAGAGTTACTATTACTCCACCTTCTGGAATTGCAACTGGATTAGATGTTCGTAGAGCCTCATTCTTGGCAAGAGCGTCTAGTCTACCAGCGCAAACTTTAACTGAAATTGCAATTCCGTTCAGAGGAAGACAAATTTATATTGCTGGTGACAGAACTTTTGATGATGCTTGGACAACTACATTTATGAATGATACAGACTTTGGTATTCGTAATTCATTAGAATTATGGATGAACGGCATTAATGATCTTGCAGAAGGAACAGGAACAAGCGTACTTGCAGATTATCAAACCGATTTGCAAGTTGAACAGTTAGATAGAGATAATACAATTCTCAAAACTTATATCTTCAGAAGTGCATGGCCAACATCTCTTGCAGCAATAGAATTAAGTTCTGATCAAGCAGATGCTATTGAAGAGTTTGAAGTTACTTGGAGATATCAACATTTTGAGGCTTCTGGCGTAAACTTCTAATTCTTTACCTACTAAATATAAGGATTAGTAGGAGTTATTATGGCTGAACTTTTTGGTTTTAAAATCAGTAGAAAAAATGAGGAGGAGGGCGTTGTAACTTTTACAAGCCCTTCCTCTGATGATGGCACTATAGATATTCCCGGCGGAGGATTTTATGGTTCTATATTGGATACCGATGGTCGGGATAGAGCTGATACTGATTTAATCAGACGTTATCGTGATATAGCACAACAGGCAGAATGTGATACTGCAATTGAAGACATTGTTAATGAAGGCATTGTATCTAACGAAAGTGATATATCTGTTCAAATTGAGCTAGATAATCTACCTTACCCAGATAGAATCAAAAGAAAAATCAGAGAAGAATTTGAGGAAGTTTTGAGACTTCTAAAGTTTGAAGAAAAGGGTCATGACCTTTTTCGCAGATGGTATGTGGATGGCAGAATTTATTTTCATAAAATCATTAACACTAAAAACCCTAAAAACGGTATTGTAGAACTTCGATATGTTGACCCAACTAAAATTAAAAAAGTTAGACAGGTTGAAAAAGAATTAGATCAAAAAAGTAGTATAGAAAAAATAAAAAAGATTGAAGAATTTTATTTGTATAATGATAAAGGGGTTCAAAATACTGGGACAGGAGGTCTTCATGGACCAAATCAAGGGATTAGAATATCACCAGATGCTATAACTTATGTTCCATCAGGCCTGATAGATGGAAACTCTGGTCAGGTCATGTCTTATCTTCATAAAGCAATTAAACCTGTAAACCAATTGAGAATGATAGAAGACTCTCTGGTAATCTATCGTATCTCACGGGCACCAGAAAGAAGAATCTTCTACATTGATGTTGGCAATTTACCAAAGGTAAAAGCAGAACAATATCTCAAAGATGTTATGAATCGTTATCGTAACAAGTTAGTATATGACGCATCAACTGGTGAGATTCGTGACGATAGAAATCATATGAGTATGTTGGAAGATTTCTGGCTCCCACGGCGAG